TGGTGACAATAACCTTGAAAACACCACAAGCGCCGTTGTCTGACGCGAAGTTTGCCGACGCCACTGTGGAAATGGATGTTGCCGATTATCTGGTGAATCAACTGGCCGATCTGTCGATGGCCGACACCGATAAACTCATGGCCCCGCTAAAAAAACTGACTAACAGCGCGAAGAGTCTGACCGCTCTGCGCGACGGCCTTGTGGGTATATTTAAAGAGATGAACCCGGCTGATCTGGGCAATACCATTGCCCGCGCATTGATGATTGCTGAAATGTCCGGCCGGTATGAAGTGGCCGATGAAACCGGCACATTGACGCCGGTGGGCCTTACGGAAAAAAAAAGTCCTGAATTCGCCTCGGAACCAGCGGGGGGGATTTTGCCATCATTGATGGCCGTCTTTAAACTGCCGTTTAAAGAGCAGGAATCGTTCTTTAAAAAGAAGTTGAATGTTCCCACGTTGAGGTGGACGGATCTCTGGAAAGAGCAGCACACTAAAGCCTTTTCGGTAGCGGGCGCTTACAAAGACGATCTGCTGACTGATTTTCGAGGCGCGGTGGATAAGGCCATTACCGAAGGCACAACGCTGGCCGAGTTCCGCAAGGACTTTGACGGCATCGTTGCTCGAAACGGCTGGAGTTATAACGGCTCCCGCAACTGGCGCAGCGAGGTTATTTACTCCACCAACATCCGGACGGCGCATGCCGCCGGGCGATGGGAGCAGTTGAATGATCCGGCGGTGCAAAAAGCTTTTCCGTATCTGGAATACCGGCACGGCAACAGCATCCATCCCCGCCCGGAACATTTAGCCTGGAACGGGATCACACTTCCACGGGACGATCCCTGGTGGAATACGCATTATCCGCCCAACGGCTGGGGTTGCAAATGCACGGTGCTGGCATCAACCAGGCGCGATCAGCAAAAGGCGGCGGCAAACGGTATGGCGACAGCGCCACCCTCGCCGATCAACCCGCAAACGGGCGAACCGGTAGGCATCGATAAAGGCTGGGGTTACAACGTAGGCACAGCAGCATAAAAGTAAATGTATTTCCTCCCCCTTTAAAAAAGGGGGATTGAGGGGGATTTTAAGAAACGAATGGAAATAACCATCGAAATTAAAGACGCCGGAGTAAACGACATGCTCAACCGGATTGCCCGCAAGGGTGAGAATATAACCGGCGCGTTAAATATTATCGGTGAAAGAATCCTGCGGCATACCGGCGAGAGGTTTACCGCCCAGCGTGATGCCGATGGCCGTCCCTGGAAGCCCTTACGCCCGGCCACGCTGCGGCACAAGAAAAACCCGATGATCCTCACAGAGAGTCATCACCTGCGCGATTCTATCCGCCATCAGGTCAGCGATAATACCCTGCGGGTAGGCACCAATAAAGTTTACGGGGCCATCCATCAACTCGGCGGGAAAGCTGGTCGTGGACGTAAAGTCAATATCCCGGCCCGGCCTTTTTTGGGCATAGGCAAAGAGGATTCAAAAGATATCGTGCAGGTATTAACAGACTGGTTGGAGGTTAAATAAATGATTAAGTTTAAAGGTCTTGATGATTGGATTCCCATTTTTCAGGGTGGCAAACAAATAGACAGCACAGGTAAAGAGCACGACGGTAATGCGCTTATCGATAAGGCCGTCGCTAGTTTTAACGCTGCCACTCATGAGCCGCCCGCCTGCATCGGCCACCCGAAGGACGATGCTCCCGCCTATGGGTGGGTGGAAGGTTTAAAAAAGCAAGGAAATCTGCTCCTGGCTAAATTCAAACAGATCCAGCCGGAGTTTGAGGAGATGCTTAAAAAAGGCCTCTTTAAAAAACGGAGTTCCGCCTTTTATCCGGATGGCACACTGCGGCATGTCGCTTTTCTGGGAGCAATACCACCGGCTGTTAAAGGCTTGCCCGATGTAGCTTTTGACGAAGGTGAAGTCACAACCTTTGAGTTTTCCGATTACCAGAGCATCTGGGCGTGGGAATCCATTGCCCGGATGTTTGGCCGGATGAGGGATTACCTCATTGAAAAGGACGGCGTGGAAAAGGCGGATCAGGTTATCAGCTCTTACAATATCGAGGAGATCACCGCCGCAGCGGCGCAGGAAAGACAGGAAGTTACAGACGAAAATAATGAAACATCAATAACGCAATACAAGGAAAAGGAGGAAAGCAATATGGCATTAAAAGAGAAACTCGCCGCAATCTTCGGCGAAGTCGTAGCGAAAATACCCGATGAAAAAACGGTCGTAGCCGCAGCGGGTCAATTTTCGGAAGCCGATCTGGAAAAGGTAAGAACAGAGGCCGCAACCAAGGAACGCGAAAGAATCACCGCAGAGTTTGCCGAAAAGGGCAAACAGACTCGTTTGGCTGGCCGTAAGGCAGAAATAGCCGCTTTTTGCGAGGCGCTACTCAAAACCGGAAAGATAACACCCGCGACGGTTAAGTTTGGTCTGCCGGAAATACTTTTCTCGCTGGCCGAAAGTGATAATCAAATTGAATTTGGCGAAACCAAAGAAAAGGCCACACCTTTCGACCGCATGAAAGCGTTGCTGGAATCCGCAACGCCTCTGGTCACATTCGGCGAAGTCGCCAGGCGGGATAAAGACGCGGGTGAAACCGGCACGGCAGGCGCTAAAGTCGAGGCGCTCATCGGGGCCAAGATCAAAGACAAAAAAGAGTTATCCTACAGCGCGGCCTTTGCCGAGGTGCAGCAGGAAAACCCTGACCTGGCCAAAGAATATATAGCCGAAGTCCAGGGCAAATAGTGAGCCTTGCCCCAACTTATTGGGGCTTAGAGCGAACTATCCCAGGAGGCGAGGACGACGCGGGATAAGCGTCGCGCGTCATGCGTGAAGGGTGAAGCGCTAGATACGCTTCACGAGATACGAAACACGAACTTTTAAAAAGGAGTCAAACATGTCAACAGATAATCAAATTTTAGACCTGAGTTTTCCAGCGCTGGAGGATTTGTCGCTCGATAAATACAAATTCGTGGTGCTCACATCCACTGGTGTGCGGCGTCCGGATAATGAAACCGAAGGCCTGATCGGCATTCTGCAAAATGCGCCGGGCATCAACGAGGCCGCCGTAGTGCGCATCATCGGCGTCAGCAAGTTACAGATGAACGATGCCGTGGCCGTCAACGCTTTTGTCAAAGCGGAATATGTCGCCGCAGCTGATGCGGGAAAAGGTAAAACCGCAGCGGGGGCGCTGGCCTATGCCCGCGCATTGGTACTGGAAGCATCGGGCGCGGAAGATGATCTGGCCTCCGTGCTCTTAAACGGGCAGGTACCCGGTATCACCCAGACCGGCTGGTTTATCACCACAGTCACCATCGACGCCACCGTAGGCGTCCGAACCTATACGGCAGCAGAGCTGATCGGTGGTTTGATTTTGAGAGACACCAACGGCGCCAGCAGAGCCGATGTCAGCCCCTCGGCAGCGGCGATTGTCGCCGGATTTGCAGGCGGCATTGCCGGTTCCAGTTTCGAGTTCACCATTCGCAATACGGCGGACGCAGCGGAAGTTATTACCCTGACCGCTGGCGCGGGTGTGACCCTTTCCGGAACAATGACCATCGCGCAGAACAACTCCAAGCGTTTCCTCTGCCGTTTGGACAACGTCGGCAGCGGCACGGAAGCAGTGACGATTTACAGTATCGGGACATTTGTCCACTAGGATTTAAGTAATCAAGTTTTCCTCCCCCTTTTTTAAAGGGGGATGGAGGGGGATTTAAAAAACAATATTTGTCATTCCGGCCTACGAGCCGGAATCCAGAAACTTAAAAATTAACAAGGAGGATTTAAAATGCCTAATGTCAAAGAACTCATGGTTACAGGGCCCTTGCAAAATGTCTCCGTAGCCTACAAGAACAAAAGTTATATCGGGGATAAGGTTTTCCGCATCCTCGATGGAGTAGATCCCAAAGCCAAGATCGCCATTTATTCCAAAGGCGCGTGGTTCCGCAATGACGCCGGTATTCGCGGCCCCGGAGCAAGAGCCAAGCGCAGTGGCTATCCGATAGACTGGGCAACGATTGCCACCAAGGAATACGCCTTTGCTTCCGAGGTCACCGATGAAGATCGCCGTTTCTCCAAGTCCAAATTCGCGCCGCCCTTGCAGCCCGATCAGGACGCGCTGGAATTCTGCGCCGATAAGATCGATTTGTCCAAAGAAGCGCGTATCGCCGCCATGATCACCGGCGGAACATGGGGTGACGGCAACGTTGGCGGTGAGGATGCCGCAGGCCTCTGGTCTCCTGCCGGAGCAACCAATACCTTCATCACGGACATCGCCAACGGGACAAAAACAATTCAGGCCGCCTCCGGTGTAAAGCCGAATTGCCTGGTTCTTGATTTTGCAACCTACTGGGCGTTGAAACAATGCGCCGAGGTTCTCGACAAAATCAAATACACCCAGCGCGGCGTGTTGACTGCCGATTTACTGGCGGCATTGCTGGAACTCGACGAAGTTCTGGTCGGCGAAGCCATCGTCAATACCGCCAAAGAAAACAAGGCGGGAACTTCCTTCACCAACAGATATATCTGGGAAGTCAACGCTGGCAAAGGCATGGGCTTCCTGTTTTACCGCCCAGTCAATCCCGGACGCAAAGTTCCCGCTCCCGGTTACCAGGCGCGCACCGCCTATGAAGACGGTGCAGCACGCAGAGCAACAACCTGGCGCGAAGCACCGGAGCATCAGGATGTTTACGAAGTAGCGGAAGAGACGGATATAGTTTTAGTGGATGCCGCATTGGGCTACCTCTGGGCCGATACCTTCGCAACATAGAAACATGTGAAGCGCACCTCGTGAAGCGGGGTTCGTATTTTGTGCCTCGCTTCACACTTCACGAATAACGAGATACGAGAATATTTTATGATTTATTGCACTCTTAACGATCTTGAAAAAATAGTTCCGTCACAGGACTTAATCGAACTGACGGACGACACCGTTCCCGCAGTGGCCGTTGTTACCGCCAACGTGGACAAAGCTATTGCCGACGCGGGAGAAATGATCGACGGCTATCTGCGCGCGCGTTACAGTTTGCCGCTTACGCCCGCTCCCGGCCTGATTAACACGCTGGCCTGTGATATCGCGGTTTACCGGCTCTATGCAAGGCGCGTTAAACTCACGCCGCCGGAAGGCGTCGCGGAACGTTATAAAAACGCCCTGAAACTTCTGGGCCAGATTCAAAAAGGCGAAATCAGTCTGGGCGCTGGATCTTCCCCGACGTCGGAAGCCTCCAATGATTCCGTTTCCGTCAGCGCCGATGATCGCTTGTTTACCCGCAAAACGATGGAGAAATATTGAGTATGTTAAGCGCCATTGAAGAAGGCACTGTTGCCCGGATCAAAGCAAAATTGACAGCCGCCTCGGCAAAGATTGACGTGCAGCGCGGGATCGAAGGCATTCCACAGCAGGCGGTTTATGTCTCGGCGGAAGAAGGCACTTTTACCAGAGTCACCGATGATGTGCTTCGCCAGACAGTTACTATTTTTGTGGATGTAGTTTTTTCCAACGTGCAGAGCGAAGCACAGCGCCGTAAAGGCATTTATCCGATTATGGAAGGCGTTCTTCTGTGTCTGTTTGGGCAAAAGCTTGGGCTCGCAATAACGCCGCTTGTGCCCAAATCATTTCGCAATACTACTACTGAAGAATTGAAATCAAAGGGGCTCATCGCCTATTCGCTGGAGCTGAGCACCAGTTATCATATAAAGCGGATCGATGATGAAGCGGTCACAGATCTCTTCTATGTCGGTCTTAAGTATTTTCTGCAACCGGATGATGAAAACGAGGATGCAGAAGAAATCGTAATTGTGCAAACCCCGCCTGTAGTGCCACCTAGCGAGGAAGAGGGAGATTAATAATATTTGTCATTCCGGCGCAGGCCGGAATCCAGAAAGAAGGAGGACACATTA